GTGTGGTACTCGCGCGTCACTGCTGATCTTAGTGCCATCCCGGATTTCATTGCGCACTATGAGCAAGAACTAGCGACCGCCAAGGCCGAAGTGAGACTGGGCGGCCTCGTGGAGAAAAATATAAGGGACCTGCCTGGGGTCACCGAACACCGCTTCAATCAACTGCAAGAAATAGAAGCGGTGCTGAACCATCTCAACATTCAGTTGAGAAAAATACGGCGCAAGCATTTCCAAAAATATCTCGAAAATTATGCTAGAGCTCTCACTGCGCGCGATGCTGAAAAATATGTTGATGGTGAAGATGAAGTGATCGATTTCGAAACCATCATCAATGAAGTGGCTTATCTTCGTAACCGTTGGTTGGGTATCATGAAAGGCCTGGACAGCAAGAGCTGGATGAGCGGTCACATCGTGCGACTGAGAACTGCTGGCATGGAAGACGTGTCGGTATAACTACAGGCGTACCTTAGGAGGCACAATGAAACGACCCACAGCATTTGTTACCGGCATGACCGGACAAGATGGTCCTTACTTGGCTCGATATCTTGTCAGCAAAGGATATCATGTCTACGGATTAGTTAAACGCTACAGCAATCCCAATCTCGACAATATCCGATGGCTGGGGATAGAAAACGATATTGAGCTGGTGACAGGTGACATCACTGATGAAAATTCAATGAACCATCTCATGCGCACCTTGCAACCCACGGAAGTGTATAATTTGGCTGCACAGAGCTTTGTTGGTATCTCGTGGGATCTAAACAAGCTCACCACAGAAGTCAATGCCATGGGGCCACTTAACATCCTTAATGCCATCCGAATCCATAGTCCAAATAGTCGTTTCTATCAGGCATCAACATCTGAGATGTTTGGCAACAGCACCGGGGGTCGTCAGGATGAGGCCACTCCGTTCAGACCCCGCAGTCCTTACGGTGTTTCAAAACTGTATGCTCATTGGATCACTGTGAACTTCCGTGAAAGCTATAGTCTTTATGCCTGTTCCGGTATACTGTTCAATCATGAATCGCCTTTGCGTGGGCGCGAATTCGTCACACGCAAGGTCACCGACGGAGTGGCTCGCATCAAACTGGGTTTGTCCGAAGACATCACCTTAGGTAACCTTGACGCACGACGCGACTGGGGGTTTGCCGGCGACTTTGTTGAAGCCATGCATCTCATGTTGCAACAGCCTGAAGCAAGCGATTATGTGATCGCCACCGGTGAGCAACACTCGATCGGTGATCTCTGCCGCATAGCTTTCGATCATGCGGGCATCGAAGACTGGGAGCCCCTAGTAAAAAGTGATCCTAGATTCAAACGACCAGCCGAATTGCATAGTCTTTGTGGCAGTAGCAAGCGCGCCCGCGATCTCTTGGGATGGCAACCACGCACTTCATTCGAAGACATGGTACGTGATATGGTAGATGCCGATCTAGAGAGACTTAATCCTGGTCAATAATTGATCGATCATTAGCCCCGATTCCAATTCGTTTAGAGTCCATTCTGTGTGCGATAACTCTGCCAACCATTGACTTCGATCCGGGGTCATAGGTGATTCAATTTGACTCAAATCTTGCGATGCCACGGGTGCAGCAAGACTGTCAGGACCAGTAAACGCAGGAACTCCATTGATAATGCTTTGGCAACCAGGACCGCTGTTCCAATTTACCACGCACCAGGCATGCTCTAAGGCTTGATCAAAATTGTAGCCATCATACGTATTCGGTACACGCAAGGGACGTTGTAGATCAACACCATCAACATGATAACTAGGCTGTCGTGGGTGTGTGCGAATCGTGATAGGTCTATCGCTGACCTTGCGTATGGTAGACACCACATCTAGTAGCCATGATCTCATGGGCATCTGTCCTGCCCATTGTTGACTGTCTTCGCGTTGAGTGCATACCAAGACAGTATCACCAGTGTGTCGCCAAGGTCTAGTGTTGATCATCAATTTGTTGGGACGATGGCTATCTATCTGTTCGCAAAATTTGCTGTCGAAACCTGTACCATTGATACCAATCTTCCAGGTAGCACCACGTTGTAACATGCCAACTTCTAGTACCACAACTGGCCGAGAACTGTCTCTGAAATGATGCCATACTGCGTGGTTTTTTCGCATACGACGCTCCAAATAACGGCTACGTCTGCTGATAGATCATGATGTGATCTATCAATGCCGTGACGTTCTAGACCGCGTGCAAAAGCCGAAAAAACTGGTGGGCTGTTGAGGGCTCCGAATTTATCAAACAAACTAAATCGCACTGTGTAAATACCTTTATATTTTAATTTAGCAACAATAACATGACCAGACAAATACATGTAGTAACTACTTTTCATCCGGCCGGATACACCCAGTATGCGCAACGAATGATTCAGACCTTCTTAGCCACATGGCCTCAGGACATTATGTTACATGCCTACGCAGAAGGATGCACAGTGGCCGAATCAGCTCCAAATCTCAAGATATATGATCTTGAACAGACTGTGCCCGAACTGGTCACATTCAAACAACGATATGGCTCTAACCCGCGGTATCGCGGCGAGGTTGCTTTCGGGCCAGGCAACGGTAAAAAAATTCCTGGATTGGGGTTCAAATGGGATGCCATACGTTTCAGTCACAAGGTATTTGCTGTTTGCCATGCTGCTCGACATTCCGGTGCTGATCTGTTGTTTTGGATGGATGCTGACATGGTTTGTCATAGTCCTATGTCACACGCCTTTTTAGACCGAATGGTGCCATCTACAGCGGGTATAGCGTTCTTAGGTCGGCGCAAAAAATACACAGAGACTGGGCTATATGCTCTAAATCTCACTCAAACTGCCACTACGGAACTAGTTGATCTCATGCAAGCCAGTTACGAAAATGCAGAACAGGATCTTTTTATGATGCCAGAGTGGCATGATTGCCAAGTATTTGATGAGAAGCGTGCCATTGTCCAGCAGCGTTATCCCAACTGGCACCAGGTGAACTGGAGCGAACATCTTGTGATAGGAGAAGGGCATCCTTTGGTAAACACTGAATGGCGTGATTATCTTGATCATCTCAAAGGTGATCGCAAAAGTCTTGGTCGAAGCAAACCCAAGGATATGTTTGAGTCCAGCACGCACCAGTATTGGGCATGATACTGACCTAACATGAAAAAAATCATGCAGGCCGTAGCTGGAAATATATTTCCTGACGACATCCAAGGATGGAAACGATGGTGCGATACATTTATCATTCATAACGATGTGACAGAGCTCGCACACGCAGATCCAGAAATTCCATTAGTTGGCGGGTTGAATTTAGCCCAACAAGAATTTCGAGTATGGATGGGTCAGCGCAGACCTTTCATCTGTTTCAATCGACCACATCTAGGTGGTTGGGCAAATGCACGCCGGTTAGGGGTGCGGAGAGCATCAGTGAATAGTTACGCGTGCACCAGTTTTGGCAAAAAAACTCACAAGCGTTGGGATGTCTTGAATTTGCCTCGACATCCGTGGAAAGTCAAATCGGTAAGGAAAGTGTTGATAGCCCCGCCTCAAAAAAACACCTGGTACTGCCTAGGACAAGGCGCAAACGAATGGGCCAATGACCAGGCAAAATGGTTTGAAAATCAAGGGGCAGAAGTTCGCATACGGCTCAAAACTATAGGCAAAGGTAAAAAAGGTCGATATATGACCTTGTTTGCTGATCTAGACTGGGCCGATCTCGTGGTAAGTTATACCTCCGCGATCACAACCGAAGCGTTTTGGTACGGTAAAAAAGTGATATCGCCTGGGGTGTGTTCCACCTGGCCTTGTGGTTCACAATACCGAGACAATTGGCAAGATCCAACGGAGCCGCCGCATCGAGATCTATGGCATGAACATGCAGCCTGGACCCAATTCACAGCCGAGGAATGGTGTAGTGGGGAGGCACAAGAAATGATTATAGCCTATCAAGGACATCCATTAGAAGTGAAACCACCTGATAATCCAATCAAGATTTGAGCTGTCGCTTTGCTACAGCGGGTACACCGGCATAGATGCAATCGCCAGCGTATTCACCTGGTAATAAAACAGCTCCAGCTGCTACCACTGCATTGTCCCCAATCACGCACGGACCTAAAATCAACGCTCTACTAGCGATCCAAACACCGGTGCCTATGACGATATCTCTTCCGTCTCTCGCAAATTTTTTTCTCGCGATACCAGTTTTTGATGGGTCATGACTGCCAGTTATGACACTGACATCGTGACCAAAGAAGGTATGCGCGCCGATGTGTACTGTGCCGGCATTGAGATTGAACAATGTATTATTCAATTTGACACCTTCGCCGCAGATAACTTGATCAGGCCCACCACCATAAAATACTGGAATGCGCACCAATTCTTGTGCTATTAACGGTGCTAGTTCTCTAGCCAATGTTGCAAGATCTTGAGACATCAGATATACTTACTCATTTGTAATAGCCATAAGTAAAAACATGAAAAATTTGATTTTTGTTCAAACTCTAGGACCTTTGATAGAGAAATATCATCCTAGGGTCTTGGTAGAAACTGGTACTCACCGAGGTCGAAGCGGGTGGTACATGTCCATGCAGGCGCTGCAACATCATCCCGATGTAGAATATCACGGTTTTGATCTGTTTGAACAAGCCAACGCAGAAACAGATCAGCGAGAAATCAATGGTAAAGGACAGGGCAGTTACAACAAAGCTCATGGACGATTGCAGAGCGTGCAGAATCAATATCCCAAATTCACGTTCACATTGTATCGAGGATTTACCACAGAAACTTTGGTCAACCCTATCAAGGCAGATCTTGCCTACATTGATGGCGGTCATAGTACGGAGACAGTACTACATGATTTCAGCATGGTGCGAGATAGCGACATCATTGTTTTTGATGATTATCAACTGGATAGTGTCAAAGAAGCCTTGTTCATAGCCGGGATAGCAGATCGAATTGAACCGTTTGTCACGAAAAAAACATCACAGGCAATATTCATAAATCGATGAGAACGTTTGCAGCAGTTACCACCATGAATCGCAGCTATTATGACACCATTGGTCGACACATGTTGGCCAGCTTTGTGCAATATTGGCCTAACGATCTGCCTTTGTATGTGTATACAGAGGGATTTGATTTACCAATTAAGGCCCCAAATATCTACACACGCGATCTATATCGAGAAGTAGGCCCTAGATTACAATCGTTCTTGGACTGGCGCGGCAAGCACCATACTAGAAAATTTGCCTACAAGGCCTATGCCTGGATTAGAGCCACAGAGACCTTGACCGAAAATGTATTGATATATCTTGATGCAGATACAGAAACCAAAAAAACTGTGCCAAGACATTTTATTGAGGATTTGATACCGCCTGATACCTTGTTGGCATACATGTATGCCAGGGCCACCGGTATGGATGCCAATGGGCAAGAACAGTTTTTTGATAATGCCGAAACATGTATCTATGCGTTCAATCAGCAACATCCATTTTCTGCCCAGTTCATGAACAGGTATACTGAAATTTACGAGACTCGAGAAATCGGAAACAGTTCGGTTTTCCGCAAAAGTCACGACACCTGGGTCATGGCGGACTGCGTACGATTGGCCGAGCGTAGCGGCGCGCGAATCAACAACCTACATCCTGATAAAAATCGGCGTACCCCCATCAAAGCTACGGTATTATGTGAGTATTTCAGTCACTACAAGGGCAAGTCGAAATTTTTAGTAAACGAATGAAAAAAAACAGGTGGCGTCTAGACTACGAAAGTCAAACATACAGTCAACATGGTGAAGATGGTATCATCAAGGTCTTGACCGATGCTATACGGCATCCAAACAGGTTTGTTTTTGAAATAGGTTGGGGCTCGGGTGATCAAAACATGAGCCGTAATCTTTTTGAGCAAGGATGGTCGGGCATCGGCATTGATAAAGACAGACAGCCTCACCCGGACATAGTCATACCCGAGCAATTTGAATATCGATGTCTGTATGTGCGACCTGATGAACTTGCAACGGCGTTCGCTGGAGTACCCAAGGACATGGATTTCTTCAGCCTTGACATTGACAGTTTTGATTTTGAGATAGCCAGTTGGGTATTGCACAACGGATATAGACCACGCACTGTTTGTCTTGAATTCAATCAGCAGTTTGGCCCCGATGTGCAAGCCAGTTTTCCATGGGTTCCTATGCATCCCGGTCGACCCAAAAGAGTCCATGACAAAATCCAGCTTTACGGAGTCAGCCTAGCCAAATATCAAAAGCTCTGGACAGAATTTGGGTACCGATTTTTTACGGTTGATTCATCTTTTGTCAATGCGTTTTTCTACGATCCCACAGAGGTCAATATTTCTCCTAATATGCCTGTGCTAGACAATAAACATTTACCAGCACAGACCGATCGGGTGCGAGTGGCAATTGAGGAACACAATTTTTGGGCACAAAAGGTCAACGATATCTACCAAGCCCTTTGATAGTTATTTGACCCACTGCCTCATGTGAGTCCAACATCTGCCCGTTTCAAGATCGGCATGGCTCCAATGAAACTGACTGATACGACAAATCCATTGCAATCGATCTGGCGTCGCAGGATCTTCGATTTTTGAAAGGTCCGTGTTGGCCACTTCACGGCACTGACTGTGTTCGGCATCGGTCACGAACACAGGTACGCCTTCTATTACAGCGCCAACTGAAGGACTTGAATTATGATTGACCAAGGCCCAACAGTTTTTTAAATCATCTGGAAGGCTCGACCCAGGTCGGCTGGCTGAAATTTTGATACGGCGGTCATGTCGGAAATGCGAAATAATTTCAGATATATGCTTTTGAGCATGCCTATCTCCCGGATGAGCCCTTAATCGGAACGGCCTTTGGGTTTGTCCAGCCAACTGATCAATCACATACTTGGCCCATGTCACCACAGACATACCTTTCATGCTCCAGCCGCCGTCACGTTGCAGACAAATCAAGACATGATCTCCGGAGGTGCGCCAATCACGCAGCTTGATGTTCATGTCGCGCTGTATGTCTTGCCAACGCCAATCGCTCAACCAGGAATCGCAGTATTCTCCCTGCCCGGGAAAAACACCATCAAAACTGTAACGCAGGTAGTGAGCAGGATTGAGATTGTTGCTGTACAAAAAAAGATTGCTATCGGCCACTACTACACGGCCGCCATGATGGCGCTGTTGATCTATGATGTGTCGACGAAAGCTCAAGTGGGGCGCCTGTTTTCCGTGTTCATGCACCCAGCCTACCATCACAGCTACGTCGCTGGGTCGGTAGGTCATCTCTACCACAAGCTCACCGGCGTCACCCACGGCCGATGCGCCGCGCGCAAATTTTTCTAGGGTCTGATATTTTTCATTGCTCTGATCGCTGCTTTGTATCAGCTTGCGTGGCAGCGTAGCCGCATAACAAACAACTTTCATCTCACCGTGGCAGGCAAAATAGAACGCAGCATCTGCCATGCTTCTCCGCTGCGCATTTCATCTAAACTCCATTGGCAATGGGCAAGATTGCCCAACCACTCATTTATAGTGCGTTCGTCTACTTTGCGCACATCAGTGATATCCTGGAATTCTCTGGTGCTGATTCCCCAGGCAAAGTTGCCAGGGTCACAGGCCACGGTAGGTATACCTTGATAGACACTATCAATGGCCAGCCCGCTTGTATAGGTTACCGAGCAATAGGCATCACGGAGATCTTCCTCCCAAGACGTATCAGCTCCGTCGCTGAATCTGATGTTCTGTATACCAGACAACAAGATATTGCGTGCCAGTTCGGCGTGAGTCTCGAATCCGCGTTCGCTAGTCAATGGATGGCTTCGCACTACTATGTGTTTGTCGGTATACCCGCGTATGTTCTGTATAGAACGCAATGCCCAGTCATTCACATCGATGCCGCGCAGGCTGGCGTCGCCCGGCAGTTGCAGTGCCACCACTATGTGTCCGTTACGGTTGTTTTTCCAACCCTGCCAGGCCAGGCCCAATTTAGACATACGTTGCTGACCTAGGCTGGGATCCACACGCGGCCAGACAGCATCGCCTCTGAGAAATCCGTTCAACCCCACTCGCCAGTACGTGTTATCTGCCTTGGTCTCACGCTTTAGCAGAGGAGTTTCAATACAGACGAAATTTTTAGCCTGGCTAGCCACGCTACCACGTGTGATGTGTGTTCCTTTTTCACGAGGTTTCCAGCTGCCAAATATCACAGCCAGGTCACAATCTCGATAACCTTCGGTATAGTCATGATCTAGAAAATGCCGATCTTGTCGACCCGCCATCTCCCAGCGCCCTAGCATGACCACATCTTCGCGCGCGGCCTCTGGTCCGTTTTCTTTGTCTACCCAGTCGGCGACGCCTTTGCCAAATGCCATGAGTATGTTTCTTTCCAGTATGTTTGTGGCCGAGGCCATGAATATCTTAATTTTCATTTAGCATCCTATAAGCGGTTCCGTTCTTGAGTTCATCCACATGGAATTGACCATGCGCAAGATGATTGACCCAGTCTTGGCGCAGTTTTTGATCGGGCCAAAAAGGATCATCAATGTCCTTGAGATCTGTATTGGCCACCGGGCGTGCCGCATGGCTGGGTGCCAATACAAAGGCCGGCACACCCTGCACAATGCTTTCGGTGGCTGCATTGCTGTTGTAAGTAACCAAGGCATGTACATCGTCCTGTAACACAGCTGACAAAGGATCCAGTTTGATGCGCTGTTGTCTATTGGGGTTCCTATCGCGTATCACTACGGGTCTGTCAGTAAGCGATTTAATGGTATTGACAGTTTCTTGTACCCAGGCATCACGATCTATACCATAAAATTTGCAGGGTTTTTCATCAGGAGCTGCCACGATTATGCGCCGCCCCCGACGTCGTGGTGCAAGTTCAATGCCAAGTTGCTTCCAGCGTGTGCTGGTTTTTTTCTTGATGTCTCCGTGCTGCAGATTGTTTTTGACAATCCTGTGCCAAACTTTCCACCCACCCGGATTGGCAGCGGATTTAGTGTTGCCAAAGTAGCCAGTGTCCATGTAGTAAAAGTCTCGTTTGTCTTTCCAACATTGCTTCATGATTTTGTGTTTGAGAATACCTCTGATCACGAGGGGTTGGTCCGATGCATCATAATCAAAATCATCTGTGTTGGTGACAGCGCTATTACTACCTCTCGCAAACATGTTGATGTACTCATCATCGCCATTCTTGCTTAAAAAAATCCAATCACTGTTCATAATGTAATTTTTCCTTGTACTTAGTGGCATGAAAAACCTGTGTTTAATTCTAGATTTTATCGATTTTGAAACCGAAGCTTGTTATTGATACGTGTATGCTCAAATACCTGTTGCCAATATGGCATATCACAATATCGGAGATTGGGGTTGGACCGAAACCGATCGATCCATGTGTTATGATTCAAAGCCACAAAAGTCTGTCGATTGGTTCTCGGAAACTGCGGCTCGCAAAAAAACACATAGGCAAAACCTACATCACGTAACCAGCTGGCCACGCAGGCTGTGGTCGCACCGGTCCAGTTGCTGATAGGGCCAATTTCGTGAGTGCGATAGAACTTACTTTCGGCACACAAGGAATCGCGTGTGTCGTCCACGAATGTTTCCATGATCAGCATGCCCCGGCACGCCGAATACAATCTCTCTATGGCCAACAAAGGATGCCGGAGATGGTACAGCAAGCCATGACAAAAAATTACATCAAATTGGCCCTCGATATCATAAACACTCTGCCGCAGGACTCTGACCTGACTGCCAAGATTGGCATGATGGAAATCGAAAACACTTCTACCTCCGCGCTTGACGTTGTGTGAATCAATAAAGTCTTGGTCACGATTAGCACCCCAGTCATAATCAGCAAAATCTTCTACATCGCTGGCTTCTACATAAGCAGCACCTTGCATCTCGGCCCAAAAAGCCCACCAGCCTTCGTCAGTGGCCACATCGTGTACAGTGAGACCCTGGAAATCAAAATCCGTGATTCCAAGATGACTGGTCCATTCACTAAAGTCTTTTTTGCCTTCGTGCACCGTGCCATCTGGGTAGGTGATTTTCATTCTCATGTGAGTTGGTGCTGTTGACAATACTCGGTAAAAATACGTTCACGATGCCATTCTTCACCTTGCGGTGTGTCGGCGAACTCATGGAAGCAAGGCGTACCTAGTGTGTAATGCAGGAGCTTGGCGTCAGCATTGGCGCCATACTCGTCTGGCAGCCAGTTCCACTCGCGGGGCAACTCGCCAATGCGCTCATCCTGCAGCCAGGAAAAACGATGCAGGAAACTACCGGGCTGTTGGCTCACGAATTCCGGAGTTAGCACTCGATTGGGGAAATGACTGCAGTTCCAAACTATCACCGAACTCCAGTTTTTTCTGGGATAGTTTTCGTTTGGAGCACCCATGTACTTTTCGGTCATTTTTGTCTCGTAGTCATGTTTCACAACATGCACATCATAAGCACCGTGTTCGGTGATGTCCCAAAGTTCTGCGATGTCACCGCGCACGATCATGTCACCGTCGATGAATATGGCACGACCATTGAAGTTCATGAGCCAGGGTACCAGGAACCGCGTATATACGAAATGGTTGCTGTTGTCACCGTGTGTTTCTCGATAGAATTCTTTGAATAGGTTCAAGGCCACTGGTATGAGAGCCACAGGTCGACTTGAATTGCGGATTATGCTGTTGGCGCATACGTGATAGGCTATGGCTTCTCTGGGATCGTACCCAATATAGATGGGTATAGGCTGTTGGATCATTCACGCCTCTCGATGTCTGTTTCTTCGGTGGCATCACCGTATTGAATCTCGATCACTTTTAAGGGCTGTGTGCGACTGTCGTTGCACAGCTGATGCCATTCATTGTCACGGATATGCAGGGCCTGGTGCGCGATGTATTGGCCCATATCCTCCACATCTGTTGATGCCACGTTGACAGTGAGTACCCTGGCGATGCCTTCGGCCACAAACCAGTGCTCGCTGCGGTAACGGTGACGTTGCATGCTGAGACTACAGCCAGGATTCACTGTTAGCTCTTTGACCTTGACTCTGGGGTTGGGTGTATGTAACACACGGTAGTACCCCCACGGACGTGCCGTTTTGGGGGCTTTCCATTCCTCCAGGATCCACGAGCTTGAATTGGCTTTGTTGGCTCCGCCCACAGCGAAACGAAACTCTAGGTTGTCATCTTTGAAATCCATTTCAGGTATGTTGGCACTCACTCGGTCACCACCGTTGGCGAATATGATATGAGCATCGGGATAGATTTTTCGCACTTGTAGGATCGCGTCGCGGCTGCTGCCGTCATCGTCGTCGTAGCTGACCACACCATCCACAAATTTGAAATTTTCCACTACAGCCACGCGTTCTGCGTAGGGCATGAAAGCTCGACCTTTTTTGCTGGTAAGCCAGGCATCTGAATTCACACCCACCAACAGTTTATCTCCCAGATTACGGGCTGCACTCAAGTAGGCGATATGTCCGCTGTGTACCGGATCAAAGCCACCGGTGGCTATCACTATGGTCTGCATTTGTGTATTTATCTACCCAGTTAACGGCTAAATATTCTATCACTGTCATGACCAAAATCAAGCGTATAGCGGCCAAACGAGCCGGCACAGAGTTACAGACCCAAGGCCTAAAACAATCAATAGATGTAGGCTGTGTGATACATGGGTCTGCCTATGACTGGATCTATGTTGAACGCCTGTATAACATGGTCCACCGCCATCTCGATCGTGACATACGATTTCATGTGTGGACTGAAACTGATCGCAGTGTCCCCTCCCACATGATCAAGCATTGTCTCGAGGAATGGCCCGGCATCACGGGTCCTCGCAAGAGCTGGTGGTACAAGATGCAGATGTTCAATCCGGAACATCATGACGGGGATCTGCTGTATTTTGATCTTGACGTGGTTATCGTGTCCGACATTTCTTGGATCACGCAGTTGCCCACCACAGAATTCTGGGCCCTGCACGATTTCCGGTATCTGCAAAGACCCTCGATGCGCACCATGAATTCCAGCGTGATGTGGTGGAACGTGGGCCGTCGTGCCGATATCTGGCAAGAATTCGCTCGCCATGACATCCTGGACATAGCTCGTCGGCATCAAGGTGATCAAGACTATCTTTTTCGACAGATCCAGCCCGGTCATCTACGCTATTTTCCGGATGACAAAATGGTGAGTTGGCGTTGGCAAGCACTGGATGGTGGCTACGATTTCCAGCGCAGGCAACATCGGTGTCCTGGTCGAGGTACCGAGATACCGCCAGCTTGCAGTGTGCTGGTGTTACACGGACGCCCCAAACCGCACGAAATCACAGATGCCGTGATACACCAGCACTGGTGCTAGGTTGACCAGAAATGCACTTTCTGGTACAATCACAACATGAAAACAACAGCAGAGCAAAGTAAGTGGTTACTAACCTACTGAAATGCCGAGGTTGACCACAAATTCACTATCAGCTATAATTATTAGACAATAAACGCTAAAGGAGCTAGCAAATGACCCAAGTCGTTATCCGTCGCGGTACATATCGTAATCAAGATGTCAGTGGACTCAAGTTTACGCTGGTACGCGATTTCATTACAGATGCCAAAGGTGGCAATGTGGTAGTGGCCAATGAAGGGCATTTTCCCGGCTACGCCGACAACATCCGTGTGCGGGTAGACAGCCTGCATGACATTGAATTTGTTAATGGAGCGCCTGTGAAAGACAACATAGTACGGTTGAAAGCCGAAGATGTTTGCGAAAGCGATGAAGAAATAATGACTCGCATACGCGAGCGTTTTGACATTCTCACTGAGATGACCAAAGCCTGTATCTCAGGTGACATCCGAGCCATGATCGTTTCGGGCCCTCCAGGTGTAGGCAAGAGCTTTGGCATCGAGCAAGAAGTAGAAAAGGCTCAATTGTTTGACACCGTAGCCAACAAACGGTTACGGGTACAGGTTGTGAAAGGTTCGGCCACACCCATCGGATTGTACCAGACACTGTTTCATCATTCAGATGAGAACTGCATGTTGGTGTTTGACGACTGCGACTCGATCTTGCTTGACGATGTATCGCTGAACTTGCTGAAAGGTGCTTTGGACTCTGGTAAGAAACGTACCATTTCATGGCTGAGTGAGAGCTCGGCACTGCGTCGTGAAGGTATCCCAGATCGATTCGAGTTCAAGGGCTCGGTTATCTTCATCACCAACCTCAAGTTTGATCAGATGAAGAGCCAGAAGCTCCGGGACCACTTGGACGCACTACAGAGTCGCTGTCACTATCTGGATCTCACTTTAGACACCATGCGCGACAAGATCCTGCGCATCCGCCAGATCGCACAAGACGGTGTGTTGTTCTCCAATTACGATTTCACAGAAGACGAGCAAGAAGAGATCGTGCAGTTCATGGACAAGAACCAGAATCGCTTGCGTGAGATGAGCTTGAGAATGGCGCTCAAGATCGCAGACTTGCGCAAGCTCAGTGCCGAGCGCTGGACACGTCTAGCAGAAACCACTTGCATGAAAGTGGGTGGTTAACAGAGCAGTACCTGGTCGCCACACAGTCTAGCTCCTAGGCGACTGGTTTGGAGGGATCTTTGGATCCCTCTTTTTTTTGGGTGTAAATAACGCATGTTTGACTTAAAAAACCATGCAAAAAAAATCAAAGTAATAAGCCCTACAAACTTGTACAAATGGAACGCCAATTACCTAAAACTCCAGCAAGGTTTTTTTGAAGAGAAGTTCGTATGGATCCGAGAAAAACAGATACGTGATTTTGTACGGTTAAACGGTTACCGCCGTGTGTACTTGATGCGAGATCAAAATGTTTTGGATGATCTGGCCGATGAAATGGTCAGTGGCGCAGATCTAGCCGATTTGGTGGTAGTCATAGATCAGCGATTCAGTCGTGTGGCCTGCCCTGTCTTGATCACACGAATCCGAGAATTACTGCAACAATGCCCGACTCTGTATCTTTGCCTCAACCGGCATTACATTGACATTGACAACAGTTTTACAGATACCACCCTAGATGCAGATTGGCAACGTGCAATAACTCAGTGGCTGTCCCGAGAACTTGCACCATCTCGCGTGGTAGATCTCAGCTTTTACTGGGATGATCGTGGCGATTATCTCAGTTGGAGTATACCTGACAGGCATTATTTGATCACAACATGACACATCGCACACTGCTTTCGTATCGTGATGTTCCCATCCGTCAAGATTGGCGCACTTTGTATACCAGATACAGGATTGGCCGTATCAAGCATCAATATTGGTTGTGGAATCGAAAAAGATCAGATGCCGTGATAGATTCTCATGATGCATTTATACTACAGAATTGCCAACCAGGCATGACCGCATTTTTTGCCAGCAGTGCCTATTATCTCAAAGATCTGTGGCCGGAAATTGAAGTCATTGAAATGCATCCAGTGGTTTCCACTTTTAGATCAGATGTGCATATCTGTCAACGTGAACATCTCGGTGATCTGCCTTTCAAGGCCGACAATTTTGCAGTAGTCAATAACCGAGCTGACCAATGGTTTGATGAGCCGGAACGAGACCAATTGTTAGATCACTATCTAGGCATCATGAATCCCGGTTGTAGATTTTTTTACAGTTTCCGTGACACCCAAATTCCGTGTTTGAATCGTCTCACGACCGATCTCGAATCTTACTGGAAACAATGGGCGACACGATTGGCAAACAGTCATGATCTGCATCTGTGTTGGTACGACATCAACTTCCCCAAGCGTGGTCATGACATTTCCGGATTAGAAAATCCCGATACCACCAATGGTAATCTTAAATTTGTGTTTACGTTCAAACACCCACCTTGCACGATAGTGTCATGACAGATATAGTGGTATACATGGGAGGTTGCTGTGGCGATCTGATCGCTGCTTTGATCGACACCACCGACTGTAGAGTCAATCCCGGAACCAAAACCATGACCCTGCCTGGTTCACGGCAACGCCTAAAAAAACCGCATTTGTTCCCTACCGACCGAGAAAAAGATTCATGGTTAGAAATGATTGGCATGTCCTACAAAAGCATACCCAGTCACGATCTAGAATATCATGCAAGAAGAAAACACAGATTTGTAGGTATCACTGTGCAAACACCAGAATTGTCTCTCTGGGCAGCCAAAAGATTTCAAGCCACCTTGTTGCCCCAAACCTGGCTTGATATTTGTTCGGGTTTTTCAATCAAAACAGTCGACGATTACGCAGAACTGATGTTACACTATTCAGTAATGATGCTATCTAAGACACCGTTTGTGATCAGACTGGAAGATATAATTGCCGGCAAGGTATTGCACAGCATAAGGATGCATACTTGTAACGGGGTCGAGCAAGGTGCCGAATCCCTTTATCGGCAATGGTTGGACATGGAACACGCATGAAACAGGCTCGACTCGTGATACGAGATGAAGTCAATGTCAAAATCGAAGGGCTAGATCTGGATGCTCGACGCAAACTGGTAAACACATTCAAGTATGATGTGCCCTATGCTCGTTATCTACCAGCAGTTCGACTGGGGCGCTGGGATGGCAAGGTATCATATTTCCAACTGGGCGGATCCACTTTCGTGAATCTCTTGCCGGAGATCATACCCATCCTGGAAGATTTCAATTACGACATCGAGTTAGATGACCAGCGTGATTATACTACCACTTTTGATTTCCAGCCAGTGACTGAAGATACCTATGCAGATATCCGGTGGCCCAAAAGCCATCCAGCCGCAGGCGAACCCATTTTGTTGAGAGACTATCAGGTCGACATCATAAATCAGTTTCTGGCCAACCCGCAGTGCCTGCAGGAAGTGGCCACCGGTGCCGGCAAGACCATCATGACTGCGGCCTTGAGTGAACGGATAGAACAGTACGGACGTTCGATCGTGATCGTGCCCAACAAGAGTCTCGTGACGCAGACCGAGAAAGATTATCGTAACATGGGCCTAGACGTGGGTGTGTTCTTTGGTGATCGCAAAGAGTTCGGGCATCAACACACCATCTGCACCTGGCAGAGCCTTAATGTGCTACTCAAAAACACACGCAATCAAGTGGCTGATATCACCATACAGGAGTTCCTGGAAGATGTGGTGTGTGTGATCGTGGACGAAGTACACATGGCCAAGGCCGATGCGCTCAAGACCTTGCTCACAGGTGTGATGTCGCAAGTGCCTATACGCTGGGGACTTACTGGAACTGTACCTAAAGAACCATTTGAGTTCCAAGCCTTGATGGTGAGCTTGGGCCCAGTGATCAATCGACTGGCAGCAGTGGATCTGCAGGAGCAGGGTGTGCTGGCGCAGTGCCATGTCAACATCGTGCAGTTGGTGGATGGTGTAGAACATACCAACTACCAGAGCGAGCTGAAATATCTGCTAGAAGAAAGCGGTAGGCTGGATGCCATGGCTCGGCTAATCCAGCAGGTCAACGAAACCGGCAACACTTTGGTGTTGGTGGATCGCATTGCGGCCGGCACTGAACTGGTGGCTCGGCTGCAGAATGCTGTATTCATATCCGGTGGCACCAAGAGTGGAGAAAGGCAAGATCATTATGACGAAGTGGCGGAGACAGACGATAAAATCATCGTGGCGACCTATGGCGTGGCGGCTGTGGGAATCAACATTCCCAGGATCTTTAATCTCGTTCTCATCGAGCCTGGCAAAAGTTTTGTGCGAGTCATCCAATCAATCGGACGCGGAATCCGCAAGGCCGAAGACAAAGACCATGTGCAAATCTGGGACATAACATCAACATGCAGGTTCGCCAAACGACATCTTACCAAGCGCAAGGCCTACTACCGTGAAGCAGAATATCCATTCACACAAGAACGCCTGGAATGGCATTGACTTGTCTAGGCATATGTCGTAACATAGCATTATGAAAATACTCACGTTAGATAACACAGCTTACGATTTAGATACGCTGCCAGAGGAAGTGGATGACATGCGATTTGCTATACTGGACAATTCGGATATTAAATCCCCTGACTATTTTTTTATTCCACTCATATTCTTGGAGGGGTTCTCCTCTCCGGCTCTGGTATTGCGCATAGGAGAACACATCACTAAAATGCCAATCGATTGGCAGATCTTGATTGGCGAACCTGATCTCGGAGACCTCGAAACATTGCCGTTGACATCCATAAACGATCGTGGCTTTTCGGCCTTCCAGTTCAATCCCATAAGCAGTTTCCGCCCCAGCTTTCCTGAAATAGAAATCTTAGATGTCTATCACGAAATCAACTGGTATGCACCCAAACTCAAAAATGGACAGTTGTTGGCGGTGCCACTTGGTGACGAAGAAAACCCGGAATGCGTTTATTTTGTGAAAGACATATCACGCAATTGCGAAGTAGTCGATTACCGGCAGGCCTGGTGACCGTGGATCGATTAAACATACGTAACGAAATGGCAGCATATGATCGCAAAGAACGTGATTATTATGATTGCATGACCGAGGAAGAACAGAAAAAGTTTTCGCCATTCCTAATGATACGCTGGGGGTCCACCGTCCAAGGCAGCCGCGAATTGCAAGAATTCTATGTGATAGCTGCCAACCAGCTGGTGAACCGACATTACTTTTCGGTAAACACCAGTCAACACCGAAAATTGCATTGGTTGTTGAACACAACAGTCAGTCCCGACCTCGGCGTGCAGAAACACTACTGGATACCCATGCAGAAACGTGTGTCAACCAGCAAGAAACATCAGGCATTGAGAGAACTGTACCCGTCATTCAAGGAAGACGAGATTGATCTCTTGGCCGCGATCAACAGTCAGGCCGAGATTGATCAGCTTTTACGAGATCATGGACACGAGCCTTAATCAGTGTGAGTTTTGTCATAAGTCATTCCTGAGACCCAGCAGCCTACAGGTGCACATGTGCGAACCCAAACGCCGCCGTCAGGAACAGAACGAACGTGGTGTGCAGATTGGATTCAATGCTTATCTACGTTTCTATGAGATCACGCAGGGATCAGCCGTCACCAAAACATTTGATGATTTTGCACAATCGCCTTACTATCGTGCTTTTGTCACATTCGGCAGATACTGTGTCAATATCCGGGCAATATCACCTGAACATTACGTGAAATGGCTTCTGGACCATCACAAAAAAATTGATCGGTGGGCACGCGATTCCTACTATGATGAATATCTCAGTGA